TGAATAAAGATGCTTTTGATATTTCGTGGTCAATTGATTTCAGAGATGAACTCAAAGATGTGTGGACACATGATTGTGCCTTGATACCCAATGAAATTAAACTTCTTTGCATTCAGAAGGATTGAAGCATGATAAAAAAGATACGCAAAGGCGAGGTTTATACTGATGAGCAAGTTCCGCCTACCGTACGGACACAGCTCAACGGCTACTTGCGGACCAAGGCCGCCGAGAAAGCAAAGGCCTCAGCGGAGCTACGCAGTAAAGCCCAGAGGGATATTTATATCCACCAAATTAGTTATGTTCCTTCAGTAGTGCAGTTTGAAAGTTGTAAAGGAGAAAATCAATGAAAATAGTGGTCGATCAAGAAGGAAAACAAGTTCTCCAACAGTTATGTGATATTGCTCTGCGTGCCGGTGGACTACAGAATTTACAACCCATAAATGCATTATTGAATTTGATGCAGGTAGAAAATCCTGCACCCGCAGTACCACCTACCCCATCTACTTCTCCTATCCCTCCGAAAACCACAGCCAAAAACGACAAACCAGAGGAGGAGAAGTAATAAAGATGCTACCCGCAACCTTACTGCTTGAAAAAAATAAGCTGGATGCTAAGTATCCGTGGTTACTTCTCTTAGAGTTCATTCTCCACCCCGGACAGGAGAATGAGACTATTTATCGTTTTGTTCGGAATTATCAAGATATTACTTTCCAGGGACATACTTATACCGGATTCAATTTCTCTTTAGGATTCATAGAAGAATCTACAGAAAGCAAAATCCCAACAGTATCATTAGTTGTGTGCAATGTTACTCAATATCTACAACCTGTCTTGGAAGCTGAGGATGGAGCTGTTGATTCTAAGGTAAGAATAATTGTTGTGCACAGTGATCTGCTCGCAGAGGATTACAGCGAACTTACACTTGAATATGATGTTATTGCTCCACATATAGAAGCAAATAGCATATCTTTTCAATTAGGTGCTCCTTCTCCCTTCAAACAGCGTTTTCCACGATATCGTTATTTCACAGATATGTGCCCTTTTGTCTTCAAGAGTGCTCGCTGCGGTTATACTGGAGCAGCAACAAGTTGTGATCATCGTTTCAAAGACTGCAAAAGTTTAGGTAACCAGACGAGATTTGGAGGATGTCCGGGATTAGTTACCTAACCACAAATACAATAGGTATTTCCGACCGGTTAGATACCTTCTCAATAACATGATTACAGTTGAAGACTTAAGGAGTTTGTGATGCCTACTGGTATTTATAAGAGAACAGAAGAGTATAAAGCTAAACTGAAGGAAGCTATGAATCGTCTAGAAGTCAAGACAAAATTGCGAGCTGCTGCTCTGAAACAATGGGGAAGACCAAATGCACGTAAAGAACATAGTGTTATTATGAGAAAGGTTTTGGCAAATCCAGAAACTAAGGCAAAACAGAGTGCTATTCAGAAAGTAGTTCAAAACTATCCGGAAGTAAGAGAAAAGAAGAGAAGTGCTCACAAAGGAAAAACTATGGGACTCCAAAATGGAATGAATAAGCCAGGAGTCAGAGAAAAACATCGTATTGCTTGCCAAGAAGCTTGTAATCGCCCGGAAGTTCGGGCTAAGAAGAGTGCTGCTCAGAGAGGTGAAAAGGGTTCCAACTGGCAAGGAGGTATTACTAATAATCCTTACCCGGAAAACTGGTATAATTATAAAGGGGGACACTTGAAAAATCTTATTAGACAAAGAGATAACTCCACCTGTCAGCTTTGCTTCAAAGCAGGAAATTGTGTTCATCACATAGACTACAACAAAGACAATCTCAAAGAAGACAATCTTATTACTACGTGTCGAAGTTGCAATGCAAAAGTGAACTTCAACAGAGAATTCTGGCAGTATTATTTTGAATCTAATCTGGCTATAAGAGGTCTTTTAACTCCAAATATAGAGGAATTTCAGAAAGTAAGTTAATGGAAAAGGAAATTTATCAGGACCTTATAGGTCGGTCCTTCCAAAGAGGAGCTAAAGGACCTGATTATTTTGACTGCTGGGGTGTAGCACAAGAAATAGCCAGGAGACGTGGATTCATAATTCCAGATGAGGATTCTCCAGAAGGTATTCAGTTAAAGATCGCTGTTATTAGTGGTCTCAACACTTTCTACACTGAATTCATACCACAACCAGAAGAAGGAGCAGTTGTTGTTTTCAAACCTGGTTCAACACTAACAGAATGGCACCTTGGAACACTTTTATCGGATAAAAGAACCTTTATACACGCAGGTGGACTTTCAGTTAACATTTTGAAGAAATCAGTTCGAATAGAACAACTGAGTAATTTTCCATGGCATTTTAGAATATTTGGATATCTCAAATTATGCAAAAAGATGTTACAGTAAAAATTATACATACTCAGGATAGAGCAGAGATCTACACGGTTCCTGCAGGTAGTTACTTAGAGGATATTGCTAAGAAGTTCCTTCCATCATCTGGAGGTTATAAAGCCTACTATCGAGGAGCAGTAGTATCCCCCGAGAAATGGCAAGAGGAAGATTTTATTCTGTTACCAGGAGAACAGGTCATCTTTGTCCCTGATTTCACTGGCCCACTTGCAGTATTAGCAGCTTGGGCTATAACGGCGGTGGGTGAGGCTGTTGGTTCTTATATCATAAGCGCCGCAATTTCTATAGGTGCTGGACTTTTAATTCAAGCTCTTACTCCTAAGCCTAAACAGAAGGATATTGAAGTCTCATCCCCAACATATTCTTGGGATCCACATACAAATATCCAGCAGGGAATAACAATCCCTCGATTCTATGGTAAGTTTAAGACCTTTGGTAATGTAATTGGAGCTTACGTTACTCCACACGAGACCGATAGAACGAAGCTTCATCGTTATTTACTTTTGTCTTGTGGTGAAGGACCCGTAAAGGATGTTACCGATATTCGGGTTAATAACCAACCAATATCCAATTTCCCTTCAGTATCAACAGAAATACGTAGAGGTATACTATACCAAACAGCCATCTCCTCTTTTGACAAGATTCGTAGGCAGTATCGGCCAAATATCAAAGTAACTAATTCTGGGGGTGCTGTTGAATGGGAAGTTCCCACCGATGATTATGATGATGTTGAAATACTGCTGCGATTTTCTGTGTGGTATTTTCATAAATCCGGAGATCAAGATCTTTATAGCTGTGGAGTCAAGATTGAAGCTCGTGAACTTCCTTCTGGTGGTTGGCAAACTGCATATGATGATTCTGTGACTAACTATGGGACCAGTGAATTTTGGGTAAAGTTTAAGCTGAGTGATTATATTTCCATTACGAGAGGGAAGAAATACGAGATAAGAGTTACAAAAACGAGTGAGGATATAGATTCTCAACGAGCACGAAAGGAAGTTACTTTAGATTATGTAGCAGAAGTTGCCAATGATGCTCTTACTTATCCAGGACAAGTTTTGGTGGCTGTTAACGGAGTAGTTACGGAGGAATTTGAACGCATAGAAGATTTATCAGTAGTTCTGGAAGGAAAAATTGTTCAACAGTGGAATGGCACAAGTTGGGTTCTTGATTGGTCAGATAGTCCGGCTTGGGTAGCGTTGGATGTGCTAACTCAACCTGTTATTGCCGGAGGATTACAAGAGATTTGGACTAGTCCAACTGCTTACAGTGATCCCAGCAGCCAATGGTTAGATGAAGTCAAAGCCTACGACAATTTAGTGGGTACTGGAGCATATGATAATGTACCTGGCAAGCAATGGTCATCTTGGTTAGAGCTTATTCCAAGTGCCGTAGTGGAAAACTGTTCCAAAATCAGATTCAACATAACACAGAGAGTGCGAAGTGGTCAACATACAGATGCTCAGATCGATTTATTCTATGATGGAGATTGGCATACAGTCTACAACACTCATTCTCATCCCAATAATGGGTGGTATGAAGTAGTTCTTCCCGAAGTGAAAGATGTAAGCAAAGCAAGGATCAAGATAAAGAATGTATTTCTTTCTCCACAAAACATCTATTGTTATGAATTCCAATTCTATCATCAGGTAAGTGAGGGTTATTATATTGTTGAGTATGAAGGACTTAATCCTAATTATGTAAACTTAGATGATCTTGGAGACCTGGCTGACTATTGCGAGACTCAGTGTCCAGATGGGAATGGTGGAACTGAGGATTTAGTAACTTTCAATGGGTGTTTTGATGAAGCATCTAATGTGTGGGAAGCATTACTAAAAGTCTGTCAGATTGCAAGATGTGCAATAGTTTGGGAAGGGAATACTCTTGGGTTTGTTATTGATAAACCGACTGAGAGAGTTGGAATTTTAGCTGCTGGTAACATTTTACAAGGTTCATTTGAGGAAGACTTCTTCCCATTAGTAGACCGAATATCCGAGATTGAATGTACATACAATGATGTGACTAACAACTACGAAAGAGCAGTATTGCCTATATATTCACCAACTCTTACTACTTATGGTAATAAGATTACTTTCGATCTTACTGGAGTAACCAAAAAGACAGAAGCTTGGAGGTTTGCACGCTACCAACTAAAACATAATGAAATACTTCATAGAAGGATAAAAGTTCAAGCTGATGTTGATTGCCTTAGTTATAGGGTAGGGAGTCGTTTGGGTGTACAGCACGATGTTCCTAATTGGAATGCCTTGAAAGAAGGATCTAGAGGTTCGGGGCGTGTTGTAAGTTATCTGGTAGGAGATCCTGTAGATAGGATTCGGTTGGACTATGATTTATCCTTAGCCACCATTGAGGAAGGATACACTTACGAGATTCTTTTGCGACTTCAAGATGATACGTTGGTTTTGAGAACCATAAATTCGATTGAAGGTGAGATTGTAGTTGTAAATCATATTACCGAAGGAATTGTAAAAGAAGGAGATTTGTGGGCTGCTGGTAAGCAGAATCTGGTAACCAAAGATTTTCGTCTTTTAAGTAGAAGGCGATCTTCAGAACTTGAATTTGAACTCGATCTCATAGAGTATAACGAAGAATTGTATGCTGATGACCAGGTTGATCCTAAAGTTCCTAACATCAATACAACGAGCAGCAAATCAGATCATCGGATTATGTTACCAGCAAAGCTGAAAGACCTAAAGAATCGCAATCCTGACGTGTCCATAAACGCCCCAACAGTAGATATTCCAACTTCTACTAATTTGGCATGGCTTAATAATACACCATCAAGTGGCTACATTACCTGGTCTCCTGATGATCCGGATGAACCAATTTTGATGAACTATAAAGGAGCATCTTACGAGATTACCGAAGGGAGTACCGACAAGAAATACGTCTATTGGGATGCATCAAATCCTACTGAATTTCAAAGTACAGATACCCAGACAGATGCTCAAGGTGCGGATAGATTTCCTATATGTCTGAATGATAAAGGGATTGCTGACCCAGCTTGGGGTCAAAGATTTGTAAATACAAAGAAGATTATGGATAATGCAATAACGGAATCTGGTTACAATCTTACTTTAGGTGAAGTGAATATAATCTACAAAGGTTTGGAAGGCAATCAGTGGACTCAACTTCAAACGATAAGTTATACGCCCGAATATGAGCAATCCGTGTTACAGATAACTTTTTCTTTCATTCTGTACAATAACGGCACAGGAGACCATTTCGTTAATATTATCCTTGAGAATGAGGCATCAGAGACCGTTGTATATTTCAACAGTATACGGGTAAGTCCAAATGAAAAGGATATGCCGATCTGCTATGTCAAAGTTAAAGCGATAGAGTGGGAAGCGGATCAGGGATATTTACTCCTGGCACAAGCGGATGATAATACCGAGCATTTATATGCCCGCGAGCGGTATCTGTCGGTTACCGAACTGAAAAAATGATAAAATACATTGTTTATAGCAAAGAGACAGGTGAGATTTTAAGATCTGGGGGCTGTTCAGAACGCAATCTGGCCAGACAAATTAAGTCCGACAAGGAGGCGATGTTGATTGGTTTCAATATAAACAGCCTCACCCAGAAAGTGATCTTTGATGTGGTAAGCGAAGAGGGTACTCCAATCAACCCCCGCCTGGTCGACAAGGAACCGAACGAGAGAACCTCATCAAGCCCCACAATCCCTCCAAACAAACAGCCTGCTCATATCACGGAGGAAGACTGGAGCGAGTAAATAAACTTGAAGCAACCACATTCCCGCCTGGTCAAAAGAAGTAAATCGTTTCATTTCTTCACCATCCCAATCTCATCTTGCAGTAGAATAACCAGGCCAATAAAGCAAGCCACACAACCAGAGCTAGGAGTTCAGAAAATACCATAAAGTGACGATATCTTCCACATTTTGGACACTCTCTTGCATTAGTTGACATTTCTGCACCGCACTCTTTACATTTGGTAATCATCTTTCTATCCTTTCCAAAAAAGATTAACAAATAATCGGATTTATTTACCCCACTATATAAAGCATACGCTACATTTTGAGGAAACAAAATAAATTCCCCAAAAACTTTTAGCACCTATTTGCTGATCCTTGTTCTGAAAGGTTTGAAAACTATATTCTTACTTGCTGATGAAAATTAACTATTTCTTTAATGAATTACTGTAATTTCTTATCACTTCAGAAAAATATCCTGTAAGAAAGGGATCACAATGAACTTTCACGATCGTATACCCAAAATCAGATTCCGTCAAATCTAATATGCTTTCTATCCACGCACAAGCCTTGTTTCCATATCCGTGATTTATTGATGCTGTTCTTTCGAGAAATCTAGGTATCCCAACTACTGTAGCTGTATCAGGACGAGAAGCAAGTTCTTCAAGTAAGCCGGCGTAACAATCTTCTATTTTTGCAGCAACTGTAAATTCCAAATGAGTTGTCCAGGTATTGTCCTCTCTCCTATTTACTGAACCACAACCACTCACCAATCCTACTAACACAACCATTGTCACAATTAGCTTTTTCATTTCTTTACTCTTTCAAAAAGGTTAATCCTTTCCCATCATCTTCAAATCATGCCATGTCCAAT